CAAGACTTGTTGCTACTGCATTTATTCCAAATCCCGAAAATAAACCAGAGGTAAATCACATTGATGGAAATAAATTAAACAATAATATTTCTAATCTTGAATGGACTACAAAAAGCGAAAACGCTATACACGCTTTTAAAAATGGACTAAGAAAAACTAATTTTAAGCCTAAGCGTGGAGTAATAAATAATTTTAGCAAATTAACAGAAGAAGATGTAAAATATATTAGAAAAAATTACATAAAACATAATGGAAAATCATCAAATTCAAGAGAACTTGCAAATTTATTTAATGTTACTATTGTGAATATAAACCATATTGTTAATAGAAAAACGTGGAAATACATAAATGATTAAGTTATAAATATATAAAAACAAGTTAAATACATTTAGTGGTAGGTAGCGGTCACGTTTAAAGCAGATATTTACCCGTAAGGGTTAATATAAAACAAGCGTTGAAAAGACCGTAAGTACCGACACTACTTGCGGTCTTTAGCTTGTTAAAGAGAGGTTTCCAATGGCACGTAAATCATTTTCAATACATGAAGATTTTTATAAACATCTTACAAAATTAAGCACAGAACAAATGGGAGATATATTTTATAAATTGATAGATTGGGCGAGTGATGGTGAAGCTACTAGTCTTAATATTACACTTGACCCAATGTGTGAAATGCTTTACGAATTAATAACAGAACAGATTAATAGATTTGATAATTATAGTTTAATTCAATCCGAAAAAGGCAAAAAAGGTGGTGCTCCTAAAGGAAATCAAAATGCAAGAAAACAAGCAAAAACAAGCAAAAACAAGCAAAAACAAGCAAAGGTTGATTTAAAACAAGCTAAAACAACCCCCATAACCGTAACCAACACCATATCCGATACCGTATCCATATCCGATACCAACAATAATATTATTGATGAAAATGAAATTTCAAAAATAATGTCAAAATATATGGATATGTTTGGGAATTTTCCTAGTCCAGATATTCATGCAAAATTGTTAGGATTTTTAGATTATATGGATTGTGAAGTAATATTAAATGCTTTTGATATTTCAATTTCAGAGAATGTTAAAAAGTGGAGTTATATAAAAAAGATACTTGAAAATTATAAGAGTAGCGGAATAATAACAAAATCGGATGTTATTGCCGATATGGAGCAATTTGAGCGAAGAAAATCAAACAATAATAGTACATCATTTATGGATATAGATACTACAGGTTGGGAAAGTGAGGAATTATTTTGAACGTTGAAGAAACTAAAAAAATACTTACTGTATTGGAAACCGCATATTCTGATTTTTATAAAAATTCTAAAAGCAAAAATAGTGTGCTTAGACTTTGGTATATGACTCTTAGAGAATTTGCATATGAACAATGCAATAATGCGGTTTTGTCGTTAATTAAAGAAAGTCCATATCCGCCGAAAATAAGCGATATTATCATCCGGATAAAACCACAAAAAGCATTAAATCAAGGTGTTGATATACATACTAGAAAAATGTTAGAATGGTACGAAAATCACAAAGCGGATTTACATAGTCGAGGTTTAAAAACAGCGGTTGAGTTTAAAAATGAGGGAAAGTCTTATTTAGATTACTTTGCACAGTTTGAGGTATAATTATGAAAGATAATATAACAGTAAGTGGTTGGGTTTATAATTATAAATTGCCTGATATAAAATTAGAATATTTATCACATTTAACTATAGATGAATGGATGGCTTATGATATATATTTAAGGAAAAGAGGATTCTATACTGAAATGACTTTAAATATATTTGACTATAAATCTATTTCTATGAATTTTACTAAAAGTAAATATGATGATTTATTAGAAAAAATATATAAAGAAAATACTCTAAGAGAAAATGAAAAACTAAAAGAGGTTTCATTATGAGCATAAATAAGGAATACGGAAAGTTTGAATTAACTTGTGACATATGTTTTTATGTCATTGGTTTTGATAGCTTCGATGACGCGAGAGTGGGTAAATATAAATACGATTGGATAAGCAGAAAAAACGAAAATGACGAGTGGGAAGATGTTTGTCCGGCTTGTCAATTGTTGGAGGGGAAATAATGCTACAACACAAACGAATGATTGACAAATTTGGAAGATACCACTTGCAAGAAGCCTGTAAACATTGTAGTAATTTTCAGATCTGGAATTATCGGGGTAAAAAGTATTTTAAATGTGAGCGATATGGTTTATCGCACAGCATATCTACAGATTGGAGAGCGAACTGGCAAGCGTGCGGAATGTTTAATGTACCGTTGCCATGTGGAGAAAGACCGTTGATTGAATATTCAAAAGTTAAAAAAGAAAGTGTAGTTTTAGAAAATCAGACAAGTTTATTTGACGCGTGTCAGTTGCCGGAGGTGGGTAATGGTTAACCTTATTGCATGTAAATATTGTGGCAAGTTTTATGATGAAAATAGTCATGCAGCAAGTTTTTTTCATTTGGGATGTGCTGTAATTGCAGGATATGAAAATGGAACAAATATATTAAACTTAGAAAAAGAGTTAATTACAAGAGTTAAAATTGCTACAGGACAAATATTGAAAGTAGGTATAGATGATGGATAAGAGTTGTGAGAATTGTAATAAAGAGTATTGTACGTTTATAACGTATAGGCTTGTTATAGACTACATAAAAAGGAATCAATGCATTAAATATTATCATTACGGTTGGAAACATAAAGCGTTAGCGGAAACTGAGAGGGGTGAGAATAATGATACTTAAAATAGAGTCAATGGACGGTGTGCTGAAACAAGTGCAATCATTGATATTAAATGACTATAGCGTAAAAGTGACACCTGTGTATGAGGATTCATGCTTTAAGCGGATTAAAACTTTTGAATTAGTGATTGAGCCAACATTACGGAAAGAGGATTAAACTATATGAAAGCGTATATTGAAATTGAAATGCCTGAGTCGTGTGTTGATTGTCCGATATCGGGGTACTCTGGATTGTTTGAAAGAAATTGCCAATTAGTAAATGATGAAGTTTCAATAGCGGTATGGGATGAAAAAGTAGGCGCAAACTTTCCTGAGGGTTACATATTTGAGCGACATCCAAAATGCCCGATTAAACCGCAATACAAACTGATTTGTGCGGATGAATTGATTGAGCGGATAAAACGAAAAGCTAAAGACTATTCTTTAACTATGGATTACGGAATGAAAATGCGTAGAGCATTAAATTCAATAATCAACATGGTAGAAGAAATGGTTGCAGAGCAGAAAGGGGAAACCTTATGAAAAAAAATAATGGAATGTTATATTATTTTGTTTCCGCATTTATTGTTGGTGCATTGATTGCCATAGCTTTTTCAATGGGGATTTTGCACAGTAACACAATCGACAAAATAGAAGAAAACAGTTGTAAATGCGTTTGCATGGAGGTGATTGAAGAATGATAGATTTATTAAACATTGAAAACATAAAATTTGCTGTAGGTGTTGTTCTTGCGACATTAGTTTTATTAGGACTTATTATGCTGTGTACGGTTGTTTTAACATGGTGTCATAACTATGTTATATTAAACAGTTTGAGCGAACTGTGTGTTTATGAGGTGCGGAATGAGGATTAACGATTTAAACGAACTTCCGGCACACATGCAAGAGCAGGTTAAAAAGCAGATTGCTAAAAGTGAAATAAGACAAATTGCAGACAATTTTCAGAAAGAAAAGCGTAATAAGTACGGCAACGAAAAAACGGATGGTTACGATTCTAAAAAGGAAAAACGCAAACACGAAGAATTGTTAATGCTTGAAAAAAAAGGACTCATAAAAAATTTAAAAACGCAAGTTCCTTTTGTTTTGATTCCGTCACAGAAAGATGAATCCGGGAAAATAATAGAACGCTCAGTTAAATATATTGCAGATTTTGTTTACGAAGTAGATGGTATAACAAATATTTTAGATGTTAAATCAGATCCAACGCGGAAAAATTCAACGTATATTATCAAGCGAAAACTCATGCTATATGTGCATGGGATTAGAATAATTGAGGTGTGAAATGGCAATAAACTATAACCAACTATATGAAGATAAAACGAATTTGGAAAATATGTTAAGCGAGGCATTAACAAATATTGCCAACGAATATGATGTAAGCGATATTAATATTGAATTAGACATTGCCTCTAATAGAATTTTAGGTGTTAAATTAATACATAAAGTTGATGTTGAAATTAAAATAGAAATTTAGGCAAAAAAAATAACCCCCGAAAGTCCGTAGACTCTCGGGGGTTTTGTTGTGATTACTCTTTCATGTTTTGCACTGAAATAATCATTGAAGATTCGGCAAGGGTTTTCATACTGCACATTTCGGATGATTCGCAGTACCAAGCGCAGTTAGTATTACAGTAATTATTAAGTAAAGGACACCATTTAAGTTGTTTTAAATCTTCGGAACTCATTTATTCGTCCTCACTTTCGCATTCATCCTCAACGTAGCACATCATACAGCGTGGGGGTGTTTGATATCCGTCAAGTTCAAATTCGTCATATTCTGCGGAACTATAACCACATTGTTGACACGTCCAGTTGCTCATTTCTCCATATCCTTTCTATTTTGTACTTATTTTTAGCTGTGCTTGCGTTTCTATAGTCCTGACGATAGATTATATACCGTAAACTAAAACGCAACACGGGCGATTCTGAGGGGTTTATTTTTCTTCACCTGATATATGCACTATTCCACGATATTGACCCAATCCCATTATATTTTTGCTTTCAATTTCGTAATTTCCGCCCTCGTGTTCACCTGATATTAATAGTCTGACTTCTAAGTCTGGCAAATAGCTTGAAAGTTCTCCGATTAATTCATATACAGTCATGCTGATACCTGCTTTCTTTTGTAGTTTTTGCATTGGTTGGTTGTATATACTATTTGCCTGATTTTATGCCAGTTTGAATTTGTGCTTAGTTCTTCGCAAAGTGTAAAGGTTTCGTCTAAACGCTTGTCATATGTTTCCCAAAGGTAATCGCAAGAATCACATATAAAATTTCCATTCGGTCTGTTTTGATTCGATATTTGCTTTTTAACCTGACTTTGATACTCTTTTGGGAGTTCTGATATTTTAGTTTTCATTGTTAAACATCCCCTTGATTGTAATTTCGGCTTGCTCTAAAGTATCAATTACTGCGTTTACGTTCTTAAATACTGGTATTTTTGACGGTGGATTATTACCATCTGTATTATTTTGTACCAACGGTGTGACTTCGTTTATAAATCGTTGACATATTTCGTTTAAGCGTTTATTGCGTTCTTCCAACGCTTGATATTCTTCTTTAAATGTCATTTTTAAACCTCACTTTCTGATTTGATACACTCGAAACAACACCATTCATCCCAAAAATTTGAATTTATCATTTCGTCTATTAAATCGGTATATTGTCCTTGATTTTCGGTGAAGTCATCACCGCATTTTGCACAGGTGCAGTCGTTTTCAGCCGGATAATAACGTTCCGGTGGTAATTGAATTGACATATAGTTTAAAAGTCCGACAGATTCCATGTTATTCCCTCCCCAAAATTAATGACCGGATATATTCCGTTATTTTTACATCCTTTAATTTATCTTCCAGTATTTGATATTCTTCGCTTCCATATTTAAACTGAAAGACATATCTTTTATAATTTTTCCGTTGCCATTCTGAAATGTATTTCGTATTTTGTGGCATTTAGCAATCCTCCTTTATAATTTCCTAAATTCAGTAGCGATAATTGACATTTTTTCATAATCGCTTATTAATGTAATAATTTGTTCCGGCGTTAATTCAGTTGACTCATAATCATTAAGTAATTGTTTTGCTTCCTCGTACCATTGTCGGCTAATGCCTATCATTGCGCCGCATTCATCAATTTGTTGTACTGCATGGTCTGCTTCACTTAATTTAAACATAATCGTGCCACCTCAATCCCGGTCCGCAAATTGTATTTCATGCAAAATGCTTTATATTCGTTTTCGCTTATACTGTCTGACAAATAGTCATACATAATTTCCCTTGCTTCCAATGTTTCTGCTGATAATGAATATGGTTTATTGATTTTGGGTTTTAGGTCTGGGATTAATTTTCCGTTTTTTCTGATTCCGTTTACTGATAAAAAGTCTTGCATTGCTAATTCTGCTATTATTTTTTCGATTGCCTTAATGTTTTTCATAGCGTTATACTCCTTAATTTTAGTTTTTTGTTAGTTTGCTAGGCTTATGTTGATTTGCGTAAATTGTGATATTTCGCTTGAAACGTTGTTTATTTTGTCGTTTACAAATTCTCTCATGCAATCTTCGCATAAATGGCGGGGATTTGCATGCTCCGTTGATACCATGAATTTTGACAACTTTTCTCGACATTCAAAACAGTTCATTTTTTTATATATCCTTCCATTTTTATTTTTTGAGTTTACTCACTCATATCATGCTATAACCGTTTCTACTCAGCTATTGCCGACCGTTTAAGTTATAGCAATCTATCAGGGAATAAAGGGTTATAAATTGTTCAACAAGTCAATTCTTATTAACTTGTTTACTTGGTCGCCTGTATAATGGACAAAACGCCCACGCCCTATCAGTGGTAAATTACCTTGTTTTACGTTCGGTTTATACGGTAATTCATAAACAGGGAACATATAAAATTGCCCTTGTGCTTGGCTGTAATGAGGTTGATATACTTTGTCATAGGTTACTATATACTTTTTGTTGTTATACGCTTTTTCTATATTGTGACTTGTTTTGCTTGTGTCTACTCTGATTCTTCTTGCGTCCATTTTTCCGTCCATCCTTTATTTTTTATTTATGCTAAAAGCACAATACAGAGCGGGTAATTTTTACGCCACTTTATAACAAAAATGGTCGATTGCTTCATAGTCTTTTGACTCATACAGTCTTTTCGCTTCTTCCAATTCCCACGGATATAATAAACGCTTTACTCTTTTTGATTTTCCGTTTACTGTTTTTATAAAACTAATTCCGCTTGTTAAAATTTCCATTTTTCTAATATCGTTCATTGTAAAACCAACTTTCTATAATTTAATGTTCCGCTCTGTATTCTACCTTTAGCGGTAGAAGTTGCGTTCGGTGTCCTACGGCTGCTTGCCGCGCTACTGATACCATCTTAGCCCGAACCGCTATTTACTTGTCAAGGTACGTTGTCTTGTATGTTCACATAATAGCATATGTATACTTATATGTCAATAGCTATTTTACATGTTTGGATATACTCACAAATTTATTGTAATATATGTTCACATAATATGTTAATATTTACTTTACTTGACAACATCTAGTGGTATGTGCTATGGTAATAACACTATTTTAAAGTAGGTGATTACATGGCTAAAGATAAAAAAGAAGTCGGACGACCGCGCATTTTCCAAACGCCGGATGACTTATTATCTGCATGGGAAATATATAAAAACTACTGTGATAACAAGACTTCCATAAAAACGGAATTTAGCAATAAAATATCAGACTTTATAACTAAGGAAATTCCAACGCCCATTACATATACAATCGAAGGCTTCGCGGTTTATAATAAAATGGACAGAACTACATTCTACGATACCTATGTCAATAATGACTCTGCTAGTAATGTTAATCATAATGGCGCGTTTTCCCACGTAGCTTCACGCATGCGCGATGAGTGTATCGTTGACATAAGAACGAAGTTAGATTCTGGTATCATTGATACTAAGCTAGCTAACCTGTACTTAGGTCGCTATAAAGACCTGTACAGCTTGCCCAAGGTCGCCACTGATGACTCACAAGAACAGTTGCTAAACAGACTCGATACCGTGCTTGAAAAGTTGGGCGGTAACATATGAGTTGCGGTGACTGCATCGTGTGCAACGTCCTATGCGGTGCTATCTGTACAGGCTAGCAGTGTTGCTCATGTATAAATTAGTAGTTTGTACTTTAGTTATTTGTGAATGAGTAAAGCTATAAGCCACGGCAAGGCTTGAATGACCGCCGTGGCTTTATTCTTTTTTCCTTGTTTGGCAAACGTCACGGTCAGCAGTTGTTGTTTGCTGAAGTGTTGCGATTCGAGACACAAGGCTATCATATCCGGCTATCAAACGTCACCGCAGTCGGTTAGATAGCATGACCGGGGGTATACCCGCTTTTTTGGGGAATCCCTGTGCGCCCCCTCACATATATTTTACATAATGATGTTGAAAAATTTTGAAATAAGTGATATGCTAATAAATAATAAGACCGCTCGCACCTCTCGTAGAAGTGTAACAGAGCGGATATTTTTTTTGTTATAATGCGGTGTGAGATTTTCGTAAAAATATATTGCAATAGTCGTGACTATTTGGTATAGTGGAAAGTACATATAGATAAGACATAAAGAGAACGATTTTTGATGAAGTGTGATAAAGCGTTATGGCACAATGGTTTGAGGGAGATTTTTAGAGTCCTTAAAGGTGTCATAGGCTATGAAACCAATAGGTGTCATTAGCTGTGACACCATTCGTAAGTACAAACCACAATATATAGTGTTTATAAGAGGGGAAAAGCACAATGAAAGAAATAATAGTTGGTGGGGAAAAAACGTTAAAAAATATGATTACTCATAGGACATATGAGGAGCGTGAAGCTGAGTTAAAAGAGATAGAGCGGTTAAAGGAATTGGAGCGTAAGCGCATAAAAAAGAGTCCGTATCAAAATTATGTGCAGTATAATTTAAAGCAGACTGAAAATATGATTTGGTTGATTGATAAGTCACCAACTGCGGCGAAATTATTGTTGTTTATAATTGACAAGATGGATAAGAAAAATGCTTTAGTTTGCTCTAATCAAGTATTGATGGAGCAGTTTAATATCAGCAAGAGTACTGTGATAAGGAATATAAAATTACTTGAAAATCATAAATTCATAAAAATAGCTAAATCGGGAACTACTAATGTGTATCATATTAATAGTTCTTTATTTTGGAAAAACACCGGAAATAAAAAGTGGCAAGCGCAGCTTAGTGCGGAGGTTGTTATCACTTCAAGTGAGCAATCAAAAGAATTACAAGAAGAAATTATTGGAGGATATGGAAATGACACGCGAGGAATTTGAGGATTTAAAGGCAAAATATGATTTGAGCGATTCTGATGGTTCGCCAGTGCGTCCGTTAAAAGATGATTTAATAAATCTATTTGACATAATCGAAAACGGATTCGAGGACGAAGATGATGTAATTGACTATTGCATTTGTGATGAGTTGATGTACCAAAATGCTTACTTAGATGGCAAAGTTGACGCTTTGGAATCAGCACTTAAACTTTTTAAAGATTGCATTTCCTGTGACAATACTGAGGATTGATTATGTGGAATCCACATCAAAAATATTTTTTTGAAAATGCTACAAAAAGATATAATTTCGCAATCGGAGCTCGGAGAAGTGGAAAAACATTTCCGAGCTATTACTATATCCCAAAAATATTCAGAGCGGTAAAAGATGAATCCGGTCTGAAAGTTATTTTAGGCACAACTAAGGGAACTTTGACTAGAAACCTTATTGAGCCTTTGCAAAATATTTGGGGAACTGGACTTGTCGGAAACATAAATTCTGAAAACATTTGTACTATGTTTGGAATGAAAGTTCATTGTTTGGGTACAGATAATGTAAAACGTGTAGACCAGATAAGAGGTTCAAGTATTGCAAGGGTTGCATGGGATGAAATTGTAACCGGACATAAAGATGTATGGGAAATGGTAAAAACAAGCCTAGACCAACCATATTCAAGGCTTTACGGTACGGGAAACCCCGATTCTCCAATACACCACATATACGAATTTATAAATGACCCTAATAATGCTAACGATGTATTTTATCAGCAATATTCTTTGTACGATAACCCAAAATTAGACCCATCTGTAATAATAGCGTTTGAAAATGCTTATCCAATAGGTTCAGTTTGGCACTCTCGTTTAGTGCTTGGTGAATGGGTAAGGGCACAAGGTGTAATTTATTCATGCTTTATTGCAAGCAACATTAATAATGGCGGTCACTTAATTAATGACAAACAGATTCCAGAGGGTAGGGAATATGTATGTTCTATTGACTATGGTATAAGCAATAATACTGTAGCTTTATTATGGCGAGTTGTTAAAGGTAAAGCATATTTGATAAAATGGTACATTCACAGTGGCAGAAATTTAGCCATACAAGAATTTGGCGATAATACTGAGGGCGGTCAATTAGACGAATCAATTCACGCTGAAAATATTGTAAAAATGATAAAATCTGTTGATGGAGCATTTCCAAATCTTACAATAATAGTTGACCCTGCTGCACCGGGTATGATTAGCCATTTAAAAAGAAATTACGGTTTAAATGCTAACGGTGCTGAAAATACGCTTGTAGGCAGACCGGGAAAACCCGGTGGGATTGAAAACACTTTTAGCGATTTTCACCATAAGCGAATATTTATACACGAAGAATGCAAACCATTGATAAAAGGACTTCAAACGTATTCATGGGATGATAAATTAGATGAAAACGGAAGAGAAAAGCCGATAAAAGAAAAAGACGATGAAGTTGACGCATTAAGATACTTTTGTCAGTCCTATTTGTATAGATATTATCCTGTGCGAATACCACATTTAACACAAAGTTAAAAATTAACCGTATAATCGTGACTATAAATCTTGACATGCAGTATTTTGTGTGTTATTTTGAATAAGATTACAAGATATTGCGCTGTAGGTGAAACTATGGGTTTAATCGGAAAGGCGATAGGCTTCATGCGAGGTTTACTTGGTCTTACCACATCAATTCAAGATGTTTTCCATGTTGCAATCGGTGTTTCGCCGCTAATGCTTACCAAACAATCTGAATGGCAAGCAATAATAGCAGGTCAAGCGCATTGGAACAAATCTGACGTACCGAGTTTAAGGCTTGCCTTATCCGTAGCCACTGAAATAGCTTCAAGAGCGTCAACCGGATTGATTTCAGAAGTTTTGGGTTCTCCAAGAGCGGAATATATAAACGAACAATTTGAATCCGCAATGGAAAAACTTGACGATATATCACTTTCAATTTGTTCTTACGGTGAATGTATTGTAAAACCGTTTATCTCAGAAAATGAAATAAAAATATCTGTGGTTGAGATAGATAGTTACTGGGCGATTGCTTATGATAGCACTGACGAATTGATTGACGTTATATTCGGAGCGATATATCAAACTGATAAATATATCTATAGGCTATTGGAACGCCATACTTATGATCGTGAAGCTAAAACTCATTCAATCATATATAAAGCGTTTAGGACTGAGTCAACCGCATTTGCGTTTACTCCAAGCAGTTTAGGTCAGGAAGTGCCATTATCAGAAGTACCGGACTGGTCTAGTTTACAAGATATAACAATCGGTAATGTAGATAAACCTTTATTTGTTTTAGTACGTATGCGTAACGGTGAATCTTTTGAAAAACCGCAAAGACAGGGCGTACCACCGTGGACTAAGGCAATTCCCATGATACAAAAAGCAGATGAACATGAAGCACGTATTGAGTGGGAATTTGAGGGTGGAGAACTTGCATTAAACGTAGATGTTTCCATGTTAAAAATGCGTGGTGTAGATAATGACGGTAATCCTATTGTAAAACTCGATAAAAAACGTGAAAGATTATATAACAAATTTATCGGCACAGTTGGAAAAGAGTTTTTACCGGATATTTATAACCCCGAACCGAGAATTAAGGGTTATAACCAACGGATGAACGATATTTTCCGCAGAATTGAATTTTTAAGCGGTTTATCATATGGTGTAATTTCAGACGCAACGAGCCAAGAACGTACCGCTACTGAGTTTAGAGCAAGTAAGGAACGCCTTGTTACTACGGTAAGCGGTATACAACAAGAAGTTTTAACTCCTGCATTAACTCATTTAGTATACGTTTTTGAAAAATTGTCAGATTTACAAGGGATAGATC